AGTATAGATTCTCTTAGATGGATTACAGAAAGAAGTTCAGTAGCCGATAGTAGTGGTAATTTTTACAACACATTAACTCCTGTATATCCGATGCGAGGTCATGATGGAGATGGTAGTTTTATGTGGTTATGGTGGTCTATAGAGGGAACTGTTATAGACTCACAAGAAATATTTTTAATGGATTAAAAAAGCTTGACTTATATCAGGTTTTATTGTTATATTTACATATCGAAAATGGGGATTTTACAATCTAAATGTACCAAAACATATTTTACGACAGAAGATTAAATAATATGCATGTGTGGGATGACAAATTCGGTCATCAAACATTTCGTTATAAGAAGTACGCTTACACTAAGAGTAATATTGGTACTTATATATCTTTATATGGAGATAGATTAAAAAGAATTACTAAGTGGGAAAAAGAACAACAAGATTTATTTGAGTCTGATGTTAATCCTGAAATAAGAGTTCTAGTAGATAACTATACTGATTCAGACGATGTTTCTACAGGTCATAGAACAATGATATTTGATATCGAGGTAGAGGTTACTGATGGATTTCCTGATGTAGCCAAAGCTAAAAATACAATAACTTCAATCGCTTTTAACGATCCTAGAACAGATGAGTATTTTTGTTATGTGTTAGATGTGACTGATAAATTAGGATTGGGTGACTCTAAGAAAAGTAATAAAGACGAAACAATAATATCATTTAAAGACGAATATGATTTATTGAATGGATTCTTTATGAAGTATTTAGAAATAAAACCAACTATATTAACTGGTTGGAATGTAGAGTTTTTTGATGTACCGTATCTATATAATAGGGCTAGTAATGTAGTCGGTCAAAATATTGCGAATTGTTTATCTCCAATTCAAAATGTTCAATGGAGTGATTTCAAAAAAAGATATAAAATAGCTGGTGTCAGTATCTTAGATTATCTACCATTATATAAACTATTCACATTCTCACAAAGAGTTTCATATAGATTAGACGCCATCGGTGAACTTGAGGTTGGTGAAAAGAAAGTAGAATATGAAGGAACACTCAATGACTTGTATGAAAATGATTTGGAGAAGTTCGTTCAGTATAACTTACAAGACGTAAAATTAGTTAAGAAGTTGGATGACAAGTTAGATTTCATAGAGATTGCTCGTGGTATAGCTCATCTAGGTCATTGTCCTTACGAGGATGTATTTATGAGTTCTAGATATCTTGAAGGAGCTATTTTAGTTTATTTAAAGAAACAAGGTATTGTAGCTCCTAACAAACCTAAACGACCAAAGGTATTTTCAAATGAAAAGTTTGTTGGGGCTTACGTTCAAGATCCACAAAAAGGTAAACATAATTGGGTGTATGATTTGGATATTACTTCAATGTATCCATCATGTATTATGTCTTTGAATATATCACCAGAGACAAAGATAGGTAAAATTATCGGATGGAATCCACAAGAGTTTATAGATAAGTCTAACAAAAAAACTTATACCATAGAACAGAATGAGAAAGAGATGGGTAAGTTTACAGAGACAGAATTGAGTAACTTTTTAGATGGTCGTAATGTTGGTGTCGCTTCCAATGGTGTAATGTATAGAACTGATAAAGATGGATTACTACCAGCTCTACTTAGAAAATGGTTTGATGAAAGGGTTGAGTATAGAAAGTTATCAAAGAAGTTTCATGAACAAGGTGACAAAGAAAAATCAGATTACTTTGATAGAAGACAATACTTACAGAAGATTTTATTGAACTCTTTGTATGGTGTGTTAGGACTACCAGTATTTAGATTCTATGACTTAGATAATGCTGAAGCAGTTACATATACAGGTCAGGCCTTAATTAAGTTTACCAAGAAGATTGCTAATAACTTTTACAACAAAGAACTTGGTGACCAAAAAGATTATTGTATTTATATTGATACAGACTCTGTATTCTATTCTGCTACACCAATAGTACAGAAAAGACATCCTAACTTTGATATCAGAGATGAGGATAAGATGTCTAAAGAAATATTAAAGATAGCTAGTGAGGTACAAGATTATCTTAACAATGGATATAATTATTTTGCTAAGAGGTTCTGTAACATAGACAAACATAGATTTGATATTAAACAAGAGGTTATCGCTAAGAGTGGTTTGTTTGTTACTAAGAAAAGATATGGTCTAAAAATTATTAATGACAATGGTAAAAAAGTTAACAAGATGATGGTTAAAGGACTAGATACAGTAAGGTCTAGTTTCCCCACTGCTATGAGAGATATGTTAAGTAAACTATTAGAAGATATTCTGATGGATGTACCAAAAGATAAACTAGATAAGTTTATTATTAATTTTAAAAATAGTATGAAATTAATGGATGTTGATAAAATATCAATACCGATTGGAGTTAAGAACATTTATAAGTATATTGGTAGGAAGAATGGTCAGTTTTCTGGTCATAAAAAAGGTGCACCAGTTCATGTTAAAGCTGCCATAGCTTATAATGATTTACTTAAATATTATAAACAAGATAAAAGATATGAAAAGATATCTAATGGTAGTAAGATTAAATGGTTGTATCTAAAGAATAATCCATTTGGATTAAATATTGTGGCGTATAAAGGATATGAAGATCCACCAGAGATTATGAAGTTTATTAAAGACTTTATTAATCCGAGTAAACTATACAAACAGGCTTTGGAAAAAAAGATAATGATGTTTTACGAAGCTTTGGGTTGGGATGAACCAACAGATGCAACTAAAACAATGGAAAGATTTTTTTGATTTTAAGAAAACAAACTACTATATATATGTATATATGGTTATAAATAAGGAGTTATAATGAATAAACAAAGACTAACTAGATTCATTCAAAAATACTATTTGAACGGTACAGTTAATTCTGTTGTACTAAACAGTAGTTCAGATAAACTATCAGCTAGGTTTATATCAGGTGATAAAACATTACTAGGTGAATTAAGTATGGATAAATCACAAATAGAAGATTGTGAGATAGGTGTCTATAATACTGAACAACTATCTAAACTACTATCAGTATTAGATGATGATATCAATGTCTCAATAAATAAAGCGGGTGAGAAGGCGATATCGTTAAAAGTATCGGATGCACATTCATCAGTAAACTATATGTTGAGTGATGTATCTGTTATCAATAAACCACCACAATTAAAACAAATACCAGAATTTACTTTAGAGGTAGATGTTACACCACAATTTATTAATAAATTTATTGCTGGTAAGGGTGCTCTGTCAGATACAGATAACTTCACGGTAATCACAGATGGTACAGATACAAAATTAGTTATAGGTCATTCATCAGTTAACACTAATAGAGTTACTATACCAGTAACGACATCTAAGTCTAGTGATATTGAGAATGTATCTTTTAATGCTAATATATTCAAAGAAGTATTAAGTGCTAATAAAGAGTGTGAAAGTGCTAAATTTGAAGTTAGTGGAGATGGTTTATCTCGTATTACATTTAAAGTGGATGATTACACATCTACATATTATCTAGTTTCAGTGCAAGACGTGGATTAAATGTATCTATCTTATTTTGATAAGTTCTATGATATGGAGCCTTATCTTTCGATAGATGAAAAAGAGTGGGAACACATAAAGAACACCTTTGATAAAGAGGACGTAAAAGAAAGTTTAGCCAAAGTGGCCATGACTTATGAAATTCCATACGCTGAAATATCTAAGAAAGATGCTCATCGTGATTATCTAAAATTAAAGGGTATGAAACATACTGATATTTTAGTTAATGGTGAATGGTTTGCTCGTGAGGGAACTGAGTATACTTACAACTTAAACTTTCAAGGTAAACAACAATACTTCAGAAGATTGAATGCTGGTAATAGTTCTAGTAATTATTTCCAACAGAAAAACAGATGGTCAGTAGATGGTTCAGTTTCACCAGGTCCTCAAAGAACTTGGGAGAACGAAAAGTTCATGACAAGTCTAATGGGTTCAGCATATTCATTGAAAATGCCAAAGATAAATCGTAACGTACTGAGGACAATGATTGGTTTAAGAAAGTACATTTGTGCTCAATTTAAACCAAATGTATCTAAGGTATTATATGATAAGTTGAGAAGTAAGAACGTATTAGATTTTAGTGCTGGGTGGGGAGATAGGTTAGCTGGATTTTACGCAAGTGAAACGGCAGAGTATTATGTTGGTATCGATCCTCGTAAAGAAAATCATCCAATATATAATGAACAATCAGAGTTCTATGATACACATAAGTCAATGTTTGAACCCAAGAAAAAAGTAGAATTTATTTGTAGTCCAGCTGAAGATGTAGATTTTACAAAGTATAATGACACGTTTGATACTGTATTTACATCACCACCATACTTTAATGTTGAAAGATACAGTTATGATGATACCCAAAGTTGGGTAAAGTATAAAGAGATTAATGAATGGAATGAACATTTCTTACAAAGAACTTTGAAAAATTTATGGTGTTCTGTGAAAAGTGGTGGATACTTATTAGTAAACATATCAGATGTTTATACTAATTCTAAGTGGAGCACTGAAAGAGGTTGGTTAGAAATTTGTAATCCAATGAACAATTTCTTATCAACATTTAGTGATTCAGAATATCAAGGTTGTATTGGAATGGAACTGGCAAAAAGACCGAATAGTGGTGGAGCTGGTACAGCCAAATCAAAAGATTATACAGAAGAAGCTTTAAAGAAAACAGAAGAAACAAAAGACAAAACATTTTGTGAACCAATTTGGATTTGGAAAAAATTATGAGTAATACACTATGGGTAGAAAAGTATCGGCCTAGTAATCTAGATACTTACATTGGGAACGACCATCTCAAGGATAAGGTATCTGTTTATCTAGAGAGTGGAGACTTACCTCACCTTTTATTATATGGTAAGGCTGGTACTGGTAAGACCACTCTCGCTAAAATACTTGTCAAGAATATAGAATGTGATTATCTATACATTAATGCTTCTGATGAGAACAATGTAGAAACTGTTAGAACTAAGGTTAAGAACTTTGCTTCTACGATGGGTTTTAAGGATTATAAGATAATTATATTAGATGAGTGTGATTACATTACACCAAACGCACAAGCAGCTCTTCGTAATCTTATGGAGACATTCTCTAAACATTGTAGATTCATTCTAACTTGTAATTTTGTGGAAAGAATAATTGACCCGATACAGTCTCGTTGTCAGTCGTTTCAGATAATACCACCATCAAAAAAAGAAGTGGCGAAACATATACACAACATACTGTTGAAAGAGAATGTAATGTCTGATATGAAAGATTTGAAAGTTTTAATTGATAGTGGTTATCCTGATATTCGTAGAGTTATCAATTCTGCTCAAAGAAATGTAGTTAAGGATAAGTTAAAGTTAGATACCACAAGTATTATACAGAACGACTATAAGTTAAAGTTGTTAAAGATTTTAAAAACACAAGATAAGAAAACTGCATTCAAGGATATAAGACAATTATTGTTAGACAACAAGATTACAGACTTTGCTGACCTATTCAGATTATTATATGATGAGGTAGATGATTGGGGTAAAGGTCATGTCGCAGAGTGTATTTTGATTATAGCTAGATATGAATTGTCAGATGGACAAGTACCAGATAAGGAAATAAATGCTATGGCAATGTTAATAGAATTATTAGGAGTAATAAAATGAGTACGAAACCAATGAAACCAATAAAGACACCACCGAAAAAATTAAATATTAAAGACACCGAATCATTAAAGTGTGATGCTTGTGGTAATTATTCTTTTATAAAATCTTACTTTATAAGAAGAGTATCACCTTTAATGTCACCAACAGGCCAAGAGGCTCTGATACCAATTGAAGTATTTGCTTGTGGTAATTGTGGTAAAGTTCCAGATAAAATGATACCAAAGGGTGATGAGTAAAGATACGGGTGCTGGTAAAGGTGACAAATTACGGAGAGGTATAACTCAAGATGAGTGGGAAGAGAAGTGGAAAAAAATCTTCGATAAAAAGAAAAAGTCTGTTCGACCACATAAATCAGATAACAAAGATTCAAAATCCTAATTATTGGGAACAGATTTCAGAAGAAGATAAAAAAACTTGGTCTAACTATATGGTTAATAGATTCTTATCTATGAAACCAGAGTGGATTGAATTAGTAAATGAATTACAAAAATATAACTTAGAACCAAAAGAGTTATATAAACTATATACCAATGTTTTACCAAAGAGTAAGCAGTGGTTAAAATACATAAAAGGGAGAAATGATATGAATCATCCTGAATGGTTAATTAATATTATGAGAAACAGCGACGAGTCTAGTAGAAAAGAAGCTATAGAAGCTATAGATATGTTGATGCTCACAGAAGGTGGTATGATGGAATTAGGCGAGTTAGGTAGAAAATGGGGAATAGAAGAAAAACGAATTAAAGAAGCAGGACTCAATGTTGTTGGTAGTATTAATGACGGAAATTTATAAAAAAAGTCTTGACTTGTATACGCTTTTCTGTGTATATTTAACTGTAAATTGGAGAGATATATGAAGGTTATAAAAGAGAAGTCCTCTTATGAGAGTATCACAGGAGAATATTCGCCACAAGAACCTACTAAAACTGTTGTACAACAAATGGAACGTGAGTGGCCAGAAATGACTAAAGAGTTCAAAAGGTTACAACGAGAACAATATGAATTGTTCCTACACAAACAACACGATTATGGTCCTGGCAATATATCGGTTGGTTCACCACTAAAAACAGAAGAGGATATTAAATTATCTCTTACTGGTTTATGGTTTAGGATGAACGATAAGATACAGAGATTGAAAACTCTATTGATGAGTGGTAGGGTAAATGCTGTAAAAGACGAACCAATGGAAGATGCCTTTTTAGATGTATCTAACTATGGTATTATGGCTACAATTGTAAAGAATGGTAAGTGGGGTAAGTAATGAATACGTTATGGATAATGATAGCTATCTGTTTGTTAGCAGTATCTACAGATATAATTGATTGGGTAATAGATAATTGGTTTAACTATAAAAAATGAAGAGAATAAGTTATAGTCAATATAGTCAATGGGATGTATGTCCATTTAAATGGAAATTAAATTACATTGATAAATTAGGTGAATATACAGATAGTATTCACACTATGTTTGGAACTTCAATGCACGAAGTGCTTCAGACATATCTTACTGTAATGTATAATGATACTGTTAAGATGGCAGATGCATTACCCCTAGAAAAAATGTTGTTAACGAGAATGAAACGTAATTATCAACAAATAATGGAGCGTAATGGTGGTGAAGTATTTTGTGAACAGAGTGATATGGAAGAGTTCTATAAACATGGTTTACTTATATTAGAATGGTTTAAAAAGAAACGAGGTAATTATTTCAGTAAGAAAGGTTATGAGTTAGTCGGTATAGAAGTTCCTATTAATTATGACTTACCAAATGATATTAAATTTATTGGTTATATTGATGTGTTGTTGTATGATAAACTAAGAGACAGATATAAAATTATAGATATAAAGACTTCTACTATGGGTTGGAACAAATATATGAAGGCTGATAAGAATAAGACAGACCAACTATTATTGTACAAACAATTCTATGGTGCACAACATGACATACCATTGGACAAGATTGATGTTGAATATTTTATTGTTAAGAGAAAACTATATGAAAAGGTAGATTTTCCACAAAGGAGAGTTCAAACCTTTAGCCCAGCAAATGGTAAACCTAGTATAAATAAAGTGATTAATAATCTTAATCAGTTTTTAGAAGAGTCTTTTATTAATGGTGAATATAATATGGAACATACTTATATAAAAAGACCATCAAAAAAGAATTGTAGATTTTGTGAATTTAATCAAACAGAACATTGTGACGCAGGAGTAAAATAATGAAATTAAGCTTACGAATGGATTTATCAGATTTTATTAATCAACCTTATGAAAAAGATATAATATCTAAATTAGAAAACATACACAAAGATGATATAAAATATTATACTACTTTATGGTATAGAGATGGTGCAGTATCATCTGATGATATACAAAAGTTTTTAGTTAAATATGAAAAGAATTTACATTTAAAAACTAAAATAGTAGTTGATAATAAATTACATAAAAATGATTTTATTTGGTTTGACATTACCAGAAGAGATGATGTAAATCATAAACAACAAATTAGATTTCAGTATGTTTATGATAAGAAAGAACAAATATTTGAGGGACTAAAACAGTTTCATAGCACTGCTAAATTTTGTTTATCAGATAAACCAACAAAAAAACAAAAGAGAAATGACTACGAGGATTAAAATAGGAATAGTTGGTAGTAGAAGTTACACCGATAAAAAGAAAATAAAAGATTTAATATTTGAGATAAAAGAAAAATACGGAGACGAGGTAGAGATAGTGAGTGGTGGACAAAAAGATGGAGCTGATGGACTGGCAAAAAAATATGCTTTAGAGTTTGATATGAAATATGTAGAGTTTCCACCGTCACATTATAATCATAATATGCATTGTATTAGACCAAGAGGAGAATATAATAAACCATATTATGTTTCAAATTATTTTAAAAGAAATAAACAGATAGCAGAGTATTCAAACATCATAGTGGCTTTTATACCAGATGGTGTTGAATCTAGAGGAACTATGGATACTGTAGGACATGCTGAGAAGTTAAAAAAGTTGATTAAAATAATTAATTAGTATATATTTATATATGTATATACAAGAGGTTTTATATGAAATACAAACTAACATCGGTAAAATTATTAGAGGACTTATATAAAAAGTTTAAGTATAGTGCTTTGTCTGATGAATTTACCTTACAAAAACTAGTGAATAGGTCTATGGATTTATATCTTATAGATAATGATTTTAAAACACAAATACACGATTGGAAAAATCTTAAGCCAAGTGGGAGTCGATTATGATGGCAGGTAAAAGTAAAGAACGTGTACTTAATCAGATACTTGATGTATTATTACGTATGGAAGAGAGATTACAAGTTATAGAGTCAAAGTTAAATACAGAAGAAAAGAGAGAGGTTTTACATGGCTAAAAAAAAGATTTTATTATTGTCAGATGATTTAAGAATGAACTCTGGTGTCGGTACAATGTCTAAGGAGTTTGTTCTTGGAACATTACACCACTACGATTGGGTTCAAGTAGGTGGTGCTATTAAACATCCTGATGAAGGAAAAATAATTAATATGGATGAATCTATCCGTAAGGAAACAGGAATAGAGGATGGAAAATTAACTATTTATCCGATTAGTGGATACGGAAGTCAAGAGTTAATTAGAGAATTATTAGGTAGAGAAAATCCAGATGCAATTTTACACTACACAGATCCTAGATTTTGGGGTTGGTTATATGATATGGAACATGAGATAAGACAGAACATTCCAATATATTATTACAATATTTGGGATGATTGGCCAGCACCACAATACAATGAAAATTTTTATGAGTCTTGTGATTTGATTATGAACATATCAAAACAGACAGTTGCTATAGTTAAAGAGGTGGCGAAGAAAAAACCAAGAACAGATTGGGATTGTACTTACGTACCACACGGTATAAATGAAAAGCTTTTTTATCCAATAGATAAGTTTGGTGATGAGTATAAAAATGTTGAGGCAATGAGAAAACAACTAACAGATGATAATGTTGAGTTTATTGTATTTTATAATAACAGAAATATCAGACGTAAATTACCTGGTGATATTATCATGGCCTTTAAACATTTCTGTGACCAACTTTCAAAAGAGGAAGCGGATAAGTGTTGTCTGTTGATGCACACACAACCTCGTGATGAGAATGGCACAGACTTACCAGTTGTTGCGAAAACAATGGCACCAGATTATAAGGTTTACTTTAGTGACCAAAAGTTATCAACACAACAATTAAATTATTTATACAATATGTCAGACTTAACTATTAACATGGCTTCAAATGAGGGTTTTGGATTAGGAACGTGTGAATCTCTAATGGCTGGAACACCAATCATTGTTAATGTTACAGGTGGATTACAAGACCAATGTGGATTTAAATTAAACGGTGAGTTCGTCACTTATAAAGATTACGATGAAATTAAATCGTTTCATGATGACAGAAAATGGAAAGATAATCCTGATTTAACTTGGGGTAATTGGGTTAAACCAATTTGGCCATCCAATCGTTCTCTTCAAGGTTCAATACCAACACCATATATTTTTGATGATAGATGTAGATGGGATGATGCAGGTGATGCTATAAGGGCATGGTATGATGAGAGTCAAGATAAAAGAGAAGAGTATGGAATGGAAGGTCATAAATTTGTAATGAGCGATGAATCGATGCAAAGTGCAACATCAATGTGTCAAAATTTTATAGACCACATGGATACGGCATTTGATAAATGGAAACCAAGAAAACGTTATAGTATTTATAAAGCATAGGAGTGATTATGGCTACAAGAAACAAAACAAAAAGAACATATAGAAGAAAAAATATAGACGGAAACTTCAGAGGTTCAGAAGATATTTTTTTTAAAAAAGTTAGAGATGGATTTATAGAATTTTTAAGAAGCCCATTTAAGTAAGAGGAAAATATGAGTAAACCAGTATGTTTAGTTACGGCACCAGTTGCTACGAGAAGTGGTTATGGAGCTCACAGTAGAGATATTTGTAGAGCCCTAATCAAGTTAGATAAATATGATGTAAAGATATGGCCAGTAAGATGGGGTAATACACCAATGAACGCTTTACACGATGATGATGAAAATGATATACCTATTATTGAGAGATTATTATTAGAACCAAATCTACCAAAACAACCAGAGATACATATTCATATTGTGATACCAAATGAATTTCAACCATTGGCAAAATATAATATTGGAATTACAGCTGGATTGGAAACTACAGCGTGTCCACCAGAGTGGATTCAAGGTATTAATAGAATGAATTTAAATATTGTACCAGCTACTTTTGTTAAAGATATTTTAAATAGAGTTAAATATGATGTACAAAATGAGCAAACACAACAAAAAGAAGGGGAATTAAAAGTTGATAAACCGATTGAAGTTTTGTTTGAAGGTGCAGATACTAACATTTATAAAAAAACAAATGAATTTACTCAAGAGTTTGTAGATGAGATGGGTAAGATAGAAGAAGATTTTTGTTTTCTTTATGTAGGTCATTGGTTACAAGGTGGTTTGGGACAAGATAGAAAAGATACAGGTATGCTAATCAAAGTATTTTGTGAGACATTTAAGAATATGAAAAAACAACCAGCACTCATTATGAAAACTAGTTCAGCCAGTTTTTCTGTAATTGATAGAGAAAATATGTTGAATAAAATAAATGAGATTAAATCACAAGTAAAAGGGAAGTGTCCAAATGTGTATTTAGTCCACGGAGATTTTACTGATGATGAGATGAATGGATTATATAATCATCCAAAGGTAAAGGCTCATGTTTCATTCACACATGGAGAGGGATTTGGTCGTCCCTTACTTGAGGCTAGTTTGTCTGAAAAACCTGTGATAGCTCCAAGTTGGAGTGGGCATACAGACTTTTTAGATTCTAAATATGCTGTAATGTTAGACGGTAATATGCAAAAAGTACAGAAAGGTTCTTTTCCAGACCAATTTTTTGTAGATGGTTCAGAATGGTTTACGGTAAATTATCAAAAAGCACAACAAACTTTTAGAAAAGTATATCGTAGTTATAAAAAGTATACTGCTAACGCTAAAAAGTTGTCAATACAAAATTCAAAAAACTTCTCATTGGATGCGATGACTAAGAAGTTAGGTGAAATATTAGATAAAAATATTCCTGATTTTCCAAAAGAAGTTAAATTACAATTACCAAAGTTAAAAAAACTAGGTGGTTCTGAACCAAAGAAAGTTAAACTACCAAAATTAAAGAAGGTATAACATGGAGAGAGTAATAACGTGTCCACATTGTTTAGATACGAATAATTGTTTTGAAGAAATACAAGAAACTTTTAGTTCTTATTTATGCTTTTCTTGTGGTTTTATGAGTGATTCTAGGTACGAGATTGGTAATTTACAGTTGATTGAGAATATGAAAAATTCACCACAACTTGTGAGAGAATCACAATTTGAAGATAAAGATAGAGGTATAATTTGGTTTCCATCTGTAATTAATATGGGTAAACTAGGTATGATTTTTCCAGAAGGAACTAAAGATAAATACGTTTGGAAGTACGCTAAAGTTGTAGATATTCCTGAAGAAGAACGAGTTAATTATGATAATTATAGTCAGAGACTTGATGTAGAAAACGCTAAAACATTCCAACAGAATGATTTTATGGGGGCTTGTAAAGAAATGGGAATAACTCAAAGATTAAATAATGCCTAAAAAAATATATAATTGGGCAAAAGTAAAAGCTGGTGATATCATATCTTTTAGATATAAGGGTAAAAAACCAACTGGTACTCTAACTACCCTATTAGTGTTTAATCCAAAAATACCATACACTAGAAAAGATGGAAGTAAAACATTTCATTTAGTTGGACTAAAACTAGAGGATAGAGGAACTATTCCTATAATTAAAAACAAACCATTGTTAGTTCAGTTATTAGAAAGGGTGGGTGAAATAAAAGTTGTTAGTGGAGATGACCAAATATATAGAGTTGTTATAGAAAATGTTGGTAATCGTGGTGTTAGACAACAGACATACAATAAGTTAAAAAAATATATAGAAAGATATAGTGTGTATAGAACATACAGTTACAATGAAGCTAGAAGGTCACAAGTATTTCTTGAACCAATAGTTCTACCAATAGAATTTAGAGAGGTACTTATTGAAAATTAGTTATGGTATAACAGTTCACAATGAAGCTGAAGAACTGCAAAAGTTATTAGAAGTATTAAATAAGAATATAGATAAAGAAGATGAGATAGTTGTTTGTGTAGATGGTGATGATGAAAAGGTAGAAGCTGTTTTGGGTGAATCATTAGCTAGTTGGCATACTGATATAGTTTATAAAAGAAAACTAGATGGTAATTTTGCAGACCAAAAAAATTCGGTTATAGAAAAATCAAGTGGTGATTACATTTTTCACATAGATGCTGATGAATATCCAAATAAAATATTATTACAACAATTAAAACATATACTAGAGATGAATGATGTTGATTTGGTATGGATACCTAGAGTAAATACTGTTGATGGATTTACACAGGAGGATGTACAAAAATGGGGTTGGAGAGTTAATGAAAAAGGTTGGGTAAATTATCCAGATTATCAAGCAAGAGTGTTTAGAAACAGAGAAGATATTAGATGGACAAGACCACTTCACGAATATATTACAGGTTGTAAAACATATTCACATTTACCACCACATGAAGAGTTGAGTTTATATCATCCAAAAACTATGGAAAAACAAGAAAAACAAAATATGTTTTATATGGAAAATTTTAGTAAAGATTTATTGGTAAGAAGATGATAAAAATTAAGTTATATGAATCTGAAATACATCGTAATGAAACGACCTTTAGACCATTTTTAAAGGCGATAAATTTATTTAGAGATGTTGGTATAGAGTTTACAAATTCAGATGATTATGATTATGCCTTTGTTGGTCAGGCGAGTATAATAGATAAAAAGAAATCATTAAAAGAGTCAGTAGAAAAGGGACTAGAGTTTGTATCTAAAATAACAGGTGACTATATGATTGTGGATGGTCAAGACGCTACAACACTAATAGGAACGATAGATGTATTTAGAGAGTCAAATGCTTTTTTGTATTTAAAAAATACATATTTAAAAGATTTTGATTTATATAAACAAGGTTGGGCAAACGGTAGATATTATTGGGGTGAAGGTAATTATTCTGTTCCTGATATTGATGACTTAAAACCAAAAATGAAACTAACGGGATGTAATTGGTTACATACCATACAACCTAATTGGTTAGATTATGGTTCTGAGAAACCATATGATATATCTTGTATGTTTGGATATCCAACAAAAACTCCTGTATATGAACATGATGTTTGTCAAACAGATTATTACGATCCTCACAGAAAAAAATTAATGGATATTCTTGAAGGTAAGTATAAAATAGCAGGTCTTGTAAATGGAGACAGGATACCAATAGAAAAGTATTACCAAAAAATGTATGAGTCTAAAATAATCATGGCACCACTTGGTTACGGTGAGATGGCACCTCGTGATTTAGAATCTGCTATGTTTGGTGGTGTTTTAGTAAAACCAGATATGAGTTATATAAGTTCAGAACCATTTATATATGAAGATAATGAAACTTATATCGCAGTTAATTATGATTGGTCTAACCTCGAAGAAAAGATTGATTATATATTATCAGATTATAATAATATTAGAGATAGATTAGTTGGTAATATGAGAAAACAATATGAGGAGAAATATGATTTAAGAAACTTAGTTTTACATTTTTATAATATTCTTAAAAGTTTAGACGGAGTTGAGACACAATGAGATTTTTACTAATAGAGGATTCAGTAGCTATAAAATCATATTACATAAAAGATAAATCAGCGTATGGTTACCATGATAACAAACCATATTCGTATCATCACGGATTTTCTCCTGAGTGTTTTTTAGCGATGCATAATCTTCCCTTTATTTTTGATTTTGGTGCACATATAAATTGGATAGATTGGAATGATTTACCTGATATGGATATAGATTTTATTGTATATGACAAAGGTAAAATTGGTTTGGATGACGATAAATATGATAGATATCACACAGATATTTTAAGAAAAAAATATCCAAACGCTAAAATATTGGGGTGGGTTAAAGAAGTTAATGTTGCGAACGATATGAGATTAAGAAATAGAGTTCGATTTCTAAATGAATGTGATGCTGTAATAACTTCTGGTATATCTGAGAAGTTTAAAAATATAGATATGTTTAAGTATCTTAGGTCAGTTGTTGATAAAAAGTTTTATTTCATTTCTCAACCAGTAAACATTGATTATCTTTTTGATAACTTTTATAACGAGGAAAAGGATTTATCTATATGGGCTTATCTTCCCAATCCATTATATAGGAGAGGTAAAACTTATGAATTTGCTGATTATATTGGTAATAAGTATGACGTACCAGTACGAAAAAAGCCATTACAAAATAATCAAAAGTTTGATTATATAGGACAAAGAGAATTTATAGAAATGTGGTCTAAGTCAGCATTTCATTTTAATCTCGATCCATCAGACATACATCCTGGTAATCAAATAATGCAAACGGCAGCTGTTGGTTGTATAAATATTGGTGGTTTGAATGAGTCTCATAGTATAATGTATCCTAACTCTGCAACATGCGATGAAAAAATTCTTGAAGAGGTTTTTGTGGAATACTTGAAAGATGATAATAAAAGATTTGAAGCCATTTCTTTTGCGTGGGAAAAATTAAATGAAATTTATAGTTTTAAATCAGTTAAAGAACAGATATACAAAATAGATGAAGAGTTATCATGAAAATTAGTATAATGTGGATGACTAGAAAAAGGTCACATGAACTAATTTATTCTATGTGTTCTTTTATTAATAAAGCTACTAATAATCAAGACATTGAATATATTGTGGCATTAGATCCTGATGATAATGAGACGATACATGGTTTAGAAAAAGTTTATATGATGAGTCAGGTAGAGGATGCAAATATATCTTATTGTGTGACCGATAAAAAATATGGATATGAAGAATTAGAACAATATCAAAATTTAGTAGGTGATTTATTTACTGGTGATTGTTTATTAATTATGAATGATGATATTGTTTGTTTAACGAAGGGGTGGGATGATTCTGTTAGAGACGTATTACGAAATAATTTAGACTCACCTAATTGGATTGGTATGACAGGTATCAACGAGAAGTATAAAAACACTATGACTTTCGTTGGTATCAATAGAAAGTGGTACGAGGTTACTAATAGAGTTTCTGGTAATAGAGCCACAGATGGTTACATACGAGACTTAGGAAAAGCTTTGAAATTATCACCATTAGAACCTAAATTAGATATAATACATTTACAGAGGGGTAAAGGTGAAATACAATATGAATGGAATAATAAAAAATATGTTGTTCATGGTTTACCTGATGATGGTGCAGGTGGATACCCAACAAAAAATCCTAAACCACCTAAATATTTTCATGACCCGAATGAGTTTGATAATCCTAAAACAAATTTTATTGAGGGAAAACAAAGATTTGATGAAGATTTTAATAACTTAAAAAATTGGATAGATAATGAATAAAAACATTTTTGATGATGTTCAAGTATTTCAACCTGAGGCATATGAAGACTGTCGTGGTGAACTTTGGACAACATATAAAAAAGATGAGTTTCCAATTCCATTAGACTTTAATCATGATAAGGTTTCTACATCTAGAAAAAATGTCATTAGAGGTATTCATGGTGATAATAAGTCTTGGAAGTTAGTTACTTGTTTGTATGGTGATATGTATTTTGTTGTGGTGGATAATAGAAAAGATTCAGATACATACTTACAATGGGATTGGATAATACTAAATGATAAAAATAAAAAAATGGTTTTATTACCACCTAACTTTGGAAATTCTTTTTGTGTTTTGAGTAATTACTCTATATTTATGTATAAGTGGTCTTATGATGGAGAGTATGCTGACGTAGAAGAACAATTTTCTTTTAAGTGGAACGATCCAAATATTAATATAAATTGGCCAATTGAGAATCCTATATTATCAGAGAGGGATAAATGATGTTACAAATTCCAAATAGATTAACAAAACAAAAAGATGTTACAATTACAAAAGAAGAAATGATATCTTTTGAAACTAACATAAAACAAAAATATGAAGATGGTGATATACCATCACCAATACACTTAGCAAAAGATAATGAAGATGAGTTGATTGAGATATTTCAATACATACATCCTGAAGATTGGGTGTTTTCGGCTTGGAGAAATCATTATCATGCATTACTACATGGATTTGATAGAGATGAATTAGAGGCGAGTATTGTTGAGGGTAGAAGTATGGCCACTAGTAGTAGTAAAAACAAATTTTACTCTTCAGCTATAGTTGGTGGTATAATACCAATAGCACTTGGTGCAGCGATGGGGTTAAAGAGAAGTGGTTCTGATAGAAAGGTTTGGTGTTTTATCGGAGACATGACTTTTGAAACTGGTGTTTTTCATGAGTCCTATAAATATTCTAAGAACTTTAATTTACCGTTGGAGTTTGTAGTTGAAGACAATAATCTAAGTGTACATACTCCAACAGATGCCGCTTGGGGAGTAAGACAAGATGTACCAAAAGATATAATTTATTATAAATATGAAAATGGATACCCACACCACGGAACTGGTGCTTGGGTTAACTTTTAGAGGTTATTATGAAATATAAAGAAGAATTAATTAAATCAATGAAATGGCTTGGTGAGAAAGAAAACACTTTGTTTCTTGGTCAAGCTACATTGTTTAGTGGACACGCTATCTCAGGAACTTTAACAGAAGTACCAAAGGAAAAGTTGATTGAATTACCAGTAATGGAAGAAGTACAAATGGGTATGTGTGCTGGTCTTTCTTTAGAGGGATATGTTCCCATATCAATTTATCCTAGATTTAATTTTATGATGTTGTCAATAAATCAGTTGGTTAATCATATTGATACGATGAGAGAAATGAGTAAAGGAGAATTAGTTCCTAGAGTTATAGTTAGGGTTGCAGTTGGTGCTAAAAAACCTCTTGATGGTGGTTCACAACACACCCAAGATTTTACCGAGTCAATAAAAAATATGTTAAATGATACGGTGGTCGTTGAACTAAAAGAACCAGAACAAATATTTCAATCTTTCAAAGATGCATATAATAGAAACGGATCTACAGTATTAATTGAGTGGGGAGACTATTATGCCGAAAAATAAATTTAAATGGCAGTTAATTAACGATAGTATAACAGAGGATGATAAAAAAGCTTGGACTGATTTTATTAATACACCGAATCAAAGGTTTACTCAAGGTAAAAAAGTAAAAGAGTTTGAAAAGGCTTGGTCTGATTGGTTAGGAGTAAAGTACTCTGTATTTGTAAATTCAGGAGCTTCTGCAAATTACATAATGACCTCGATAATGAAAGAGACACATGGAGTGGGAGAAGTTATTGTATCACCACTTGGTTGGGTTTCAGATGTATCTCCACTTGTTAATTTAGGTTTTACACCCGTATTTGTTGATATTAGTATGGAAAATATGTCTATCACACTCGATAATATAAAAGCTGCCGTTACTGATAAAACAGTAGGTGTTTGTTTAGTTCATGTTCTAGGATTCAATGCTATAAATGAGGAGTTGGTTAATTTTTGTAAAGAGAAAGATTTATTTCTAATGGAAGATTGTTGTGAGTCTCACGGTGCTACACATAATGGAAAGAAAGTTGGTACTTTTGGTGATGTGTCTAACTTTTCTTTTTATTTTGGACATCACATAACAACAATTGAAGGTGGTGTGGTTTGTACTGATAATGAAATAATATATGATTATGCAAGATTATTTAGGTCACATGGTATGACTAGAGAAGCATCTCCCACGGTACAAAAGTCTTTTGAGACTAGGTTTCCAGATTTAAATCCATTGTTTACATTTGCAGTGCCTGGTTATAATATGAGAAATCAAGAGATGAATGCCATATTAGGTATATCACAGTTAAAAAGATTAGACTATAATTCTGAAAAAAGAAGTATAAATTTTGAGGCTTGGGTAAATAGTTTAGATTCATCAAAGTATTATGTTAGTTTTGAACATAATGGTAATAGTAACTTTTCATTACCACTCATAGTATTAGATAGTGATAAAGATTTATTTAAAAGAGTTTGTACTTATTTAGATTCAGAAGATGTTGAGTATAGAATAGGTACGGCTGGTGGTGGTAATCAAGCGAGACAACCATATCTAAAAAAATATGAAATCATAAAACATGATTTGACAAATGTAGATTATATTCATGATTATGGTTTATATATAGGTAATCATCCAGAGTTGGTGGTAGAAGATATAGTTAAATTATGTGAGGGTTTAAATTCATTATGAGTTTTAAAGATAAAAATATATTAGTTACTGGTGCTAATGGTATGATAGGAAGAGCGTTAGTAAAACTATTAGAAAAAGAATCACCTAAAAATATAACAACTGCTGATTTACCAGAATATGATTTAAGGAGTAGAACTGATTGTAGCTTTTTATGTCATGGTCAAGATTATGTATTTCATTTGGCTGGTATAAAAGGTTCACCACAGAGATGTATGGAATCACCTGCGTCATTTAGTGTCCCCATGATTCAGTTTAATGCTAACATGATAGAAGCTGCTTATGAAGAAAACGTAGAGTGGTTTCTATATACAAGTTCTGTCGGTGTTTACCATCCTGCAGAGGTATTCATTGAAGATGATGTTTGGTCTACATTTCCAAGTGAAAATGATTGGTACGCTGGTTGGGCAAAAAGAATTGGTGAAATGAATGTAGAAGCATACATGAAAGAGTATAAATGGGACAAGTGTTCTGTTGTAAGACCAGCAAATGTTTATGGACCTAATGATAATTTTGGTAAATGGTCTATGGTTGTTCCGTCATTAATTAAGAAAGCGATGGAAAACGAAGTTTTGTCAGTATGGGGTGATGGTTCACCAATAAGAGATTTGATTTACGCAGATGATGTTGCACGTGGAATGATTCATATGGTAAAAAATAAAGTAACTGAACCAGTTAATCTTGGTAGTGGAACGGGTGTAACGATAAAACAAATAGCTGATATTGTGGCTAATTATTTTAATATTGACATAGAGTGGGATATCACTAAACCTATGGGAGATATGAAAAGATTGATGAGTACAGAGAGAGCCGAGAGTTATGGGTTTAGTCCTAAAGTCAGTTTAGAAAATGGTATAATAAAAACAATACAATGGTATAAGGAGTACAATAGTGTTTTATAAGAATAAAAAAGTTTTAGTTACAGGTGCAGGTGGTTTAGTAGGTTCACAGGTCGCAAAAATGTTACATGAACAAGGAGCAATAGTTAGAGCTAGTTACAGAGGTAGAAAAGTACCAAGTTGGGTTGGTGATGTTGAGACAGTTAAAGCTGATTTTATGAATATTGAAGATGTTAAAAAATGTGTGGAAGGTATGGACATAGTTTTTGTGTGTTCAGCAAATACATCAGGTGCTGGAGTAATGGCACACGATCCTTTACAACACGTCACACCAAACTTAATTATGAACTCAACATTAATGGAACAATCCTATAGAGCTGGGGTAGAGAGATTCTTTTTTGTAAGTAGTGCTACAACTTATCCACCAGCTGATTACCCTATTAAGGAAGAAGAGATGATGTCGGGTGATCCGTATACGACTTATTTTGGTGTTGGTTGGATGAAACGATACACAGAAATATTAGCACAATTCTATCAAAGAAATGAAATGATGAAAATAGCTATCGTTAGACCTGCTAATATATACGGAATACAAGGTGATTTTACTGATGAGACTGGTCATGTATTACCAGCCCTTATTCGTAGGGCTCTAGAAAAACAAACACCTTATGTGGTTTGGGGTAATCCTGATGTTGTTAGAGATTTTACTCATTCGGTTGATATGGCTAGGGCTTGTTTAGATGTGGTAGAAAAACACGCAGTATGTGACCCGATAAACATAGCTTCAGGTAATCTTGTTACCATCGGTGAGAGTGTTGATTTAATATTAAAGTATGCTGGTCATGATATTGAACCAGAGTATGATGAAAGTAAACCAGTCACTATTCAATATAGAGCTTTAGATACTAGTAAAGCTAATGATGTTATAGGGTATAAACCAACGATATCGTTTGAAGACGGTATTAAAGAAACTGTAGAATGGATTAGAGAGAATATGTAATGTGGCCTCCACGTCATAAAACACAACTTGAAGTCACGGTTAATATAGCTCACAAAGGTTGTGCAGTTGCCTGTATTGTTTGTCCACAAGATAAATTATCTAAGACATACAATTTATATCCTGAAAAAGAATTAATTAGAGATTTATCTTTTGAGGATTTTAAAACAGTCATAGACAAAGTTCCTTTAACCACTAGAATAGATTTTTCAGGTTATACAGAGCCTTTCTTAAATAAAGATTGTGCCAAGATGATTAAATATGTTCACGACAGAGGACATACTGTTTCAGTTTATACTACATTAGTGGGAGCAAAGAAGTCTGATATTGATTTATTAATTGAAATATGTAAACACCCCACAAGACCATTTTCTGCCTTTGACCAAGAAAATCCACTTTGTATACATCTACCAGATGAGGGTGGGGTGATGCCTGTAAAGATAACACCAAAGTATAAAAATGTGTTAAAGTATTTATTATCTGAAGCACAAAAAAACAACTTAGGATTGGGTTCTCATATTAGATTTATGACAATGGATAAAAAAGGTTTACTAAGTAAGGAGATACTTGATGTATTTCCTACAAATCAAATACCTTTTGAGTTTAAAGCCATATCAAGAGCATCAAATTTAAATGATACAGAGGTTATGAAACAAGCTCCATCGATGACTAACTACGAGGGTGGAGTTGGGTATAAATCAGGTAATATAATTTGTAAGAGTAATAGTTTAACCAGTAACGTTCTTATACCTAACGGTGATATACAATTATGTTGTATGGATTATGGTCTTGAAGCAAAAATAGGTAATCTATTAGAAGATGATTATGAAACTCTTCATAATGGTGATGGTATGAAATACATAACAGACCGTATGACAGATGACACTTTGGATGGTGAAATTATATGTAGGAGATGTGAGAACGCTGGATATGAATTTAGTGGAGAATTTGAAATGAAAACAAAAGATATACAAGAAACATTAAATTATTTATATGAAAAACTTGGAAGTGAAAAACAAGTTTTTTACAGTCGTTTTGGAGACGGTGATTTTGAAATAATGAAAGGTAAAAGAGAATTATTACATAAATACTCACCCGAACTACAACAGGAATTAAAAGACTCTTTTGAGATTTTAGATGATAATTATATTCGTGGGGTGATGTTTAATGAACCTACTTACAATGGTAGAGAGTTAGTTCATCAACCACCAGAAACTTATAATGAATTAGCTGGTTTTATACAAAATAATTTTAAGGAACATAAACAATTTAAGTTTTATTCTCACGTCTTGTTAACTTATATAATAATTCATGAGCAAGAAATTTTTCAAGATTTTATGAACAATTTTATTAGACCAAAGAAAAAACTTTTTATAGGTTCAGTAAAAAAGTCATCAATTGAAAGACTCGTTGGTAAGGTTGATTATTATGTAGAGACACCATCAAAAGATGCTTACTATCACATAGATGAGTGGTGGCCAAAAGTTTTAGATTTTGTTGATGAGGTGGATTTAGTATTACCAGCAGTGGGGATGGCTGGTAGGGTTATTCAAAAAAGATTGTGGAAACTAAATAAAAAAGTACATAGTATTGAATTGGGTTCAATGGTAGATACTGTGGATGATTTAAAAACTCGTAGTTGGATGGTAGATAAAAAAGATATAATTAATAAAGTTTTAATTTAAAAAGGTTATACTATGAATATATTAATAACAGGTGGAACAGGTTTCGTTGGTAGTCATATGATTGATTACATATTAGACAACGAAACTGATGTAAAAATATACGCCACTAAACGATGGATGGAAGATACTAAAAATGTAGACCATATTAATGATGATAGGTTTCAGTTTATTGATTGTGATTTACTTGATGGTATGTCAGTAAAAAGAGCGGTTGAGATATCCAAACCAGATAAAGTGTTTCATTTTGCGGCTCAAAGTTTTCCTGAAGTAAGTTTTAAAATACCAGTTGTTACTCTACAAACTAATGTTATTGGAACTACTCATTTGTTAGAGTCAATAAAGGATTCAGATTACGATCCTGTGGTGGTGAGTATCTCATCGTCAGAAGTTTATGGTAATCCATCAGAGGATGAAATACCAATAAAAGAAACTAATCCAATAAGACCAGCCAATCCATATTCAATATCAAAAGTTGGACACGATTTAATGTCTCAATATTATTATAAAGCTTATGGTGTTAAAGTAATAGTCACTCGTATGTTTAGTCATGAGGGTGCTCGTAGAGGTAAACAATTTGCTCTTTCTTCATTTTCATATCAGATAGTTCAGAATGAAAAACTAATAAAAAATGACTGTGGGATTAGACATGGTAACCTAGAATCTGTCAGAACATATAATCACATAGAGGATGCTATAATTGCTTATTGGTTATGTTCAGAGAGTGATAGATATGGAGAAGTTTATAATATTGGTGGTGATTACACTTGTACTGTTGGAGATGCTTTAGATATGTTAATATCAAAGTCAGAGATATCTGATGCACTAAACAAAGTATTAGATCCTAAAAGAGTAAGACCAACAGATATAACTTTACAGATACCAAGTAGTGATAAGTTTAGAGAACATTTTAATTGGAAACCAAAAAAAGATTTAACTCATATTTGTGATGATTTACTAAATTATTGGAGAGAGGTTTTATGAGAAAATATTTACCAACGGTAAGTGAATTGATAGATAGACTTTCTATTATTCAGTTAAAAGAAGTTTTTATACCTGAACATAAAGAAGAGTATGCTAAAGAGATAAAAGACATACTACATGATTTGGAGTCAGAGGGATTGGATAGTGAACTTATTAGAGCTGTAATAGTTACTTCACAAATGAATTTACATATATGGCACAATGAATCTGAGGCTAGAAAAGGAATTAATGCTGGAGAAAATCTACAGTTAACTCATGGGTTGAACGGAATCAGAAATACCGCAAAAAATAAAATACAAGAGAGATTCGGTGGTAGAAAAGATTATAAAATAGATTGTTTAGCAGCTGAATTTGAAGATTGGGAAATTAGTTGGTAATGTTAAAACATGGTGAAATAAAAACAGATGTTTATATGGAAGAAGCTTGTTGTATACCAAAAGGTTGGGGTAAAGAAATTATTATAGAAAATAATGAATTGTATTGTGGAAAGATATTGGTGTTTAATAAGGGATGTAAGTTTTCGATGCACTATCATATGAACAAAGATGAAACTTGGTGGGTAGAAGAAGGTGAGTTTAATTATACATTTATTGATACTGAAACAGCATATCCTACTACAATAAAATTGTCACCTGGTTGGGTGGTTAGACAATATCCTGGCCAACCACACCAATTAGAAGCAGTAACTGATGGTAGAATATTTGAGGTATCTACACATCATGAAGATTCAGATTCCTATAGAGTATTACCAGGTGATAGTCAGGTAGAAGTTTGGGATAGTATTGAAAAATTTGAAAGAGATAACGGATTAGGAGATAAAAAGTGAGAATATTAGTAGTGGGTGATAGTTGTAAAGACGTATTTGTTTACGGTAAAGTCAATAGACTAACACCAGAGGCACCTGTACCAGTATTTAATCCTACTGTCACAAAAACAAATGATGGTATGGCTAGAAATGTTTCTAATAATGTTGAAGCTCTAGGTGTGAATATTTCAACAATAACAAATCCCAATAGTATTAGAAAAGTCAGATACGTTGATGATAAATCTAATCAACTTGTATTAAGAGTTGATGAACATGATTATTGTGATAGAATAGAAAATATTTTATTATCCACGATACAAAATAATGAGTGTCATATGTCATTGAATGGTAGAACAAGTTTTGATGCTGTAATCATATCTGATTATGATAAGGGGTTTTTACATGAAGATGATATTAAATGGATATGTAAAAACAATAATAATGTTTTTGTTGATACAAAGAAAAAATTAGGACATTGGATAAATGATGTTGATTTTTTGAAAATAAACGACTTGGAATATGAGAGTAATAAAGACTTTTTTGAAAACAATTCTATTATCAATAAAACAATTATCACTAGAGGTAGAGAGGGTTGTTTATTCAAAGGTGATAAATATCCCACCGATGACGTACCTGTAAAAGATATATCAGGTGCTGGAGATACATTTTTGGCTGGATTGACTACAGAATATATCAGAAGTAAAGATATTGTTAAAGCGATAAAATACGCTCAAGACTGCACTAAAATAGTTGTTCAAAAACACGGAGTTTCTACTGTATGAAAAAGAATGTAATATGGTGGGTGGGTGTAAAAAATCCACAGTTGAATGAAAAATATGGTAATTACGAATATTTTGATTATTCTAAAAACACTTGGAAACATTTTTGTGAGAGATATGATTGTGAGTTCGTAGAGTTTTCAGAACCAGTTGAAGATGATTTATTTAAATTTAGAATTAATTGGCAAAAAGCCATATTCGTATTTGATGAATTAGATAGAAGAGGTATCGAGTATGACCAAATAGCTTTGGTTGATAGTAGTTTTATGTATAAATGGGATGCTCCCAATTTCTTTGAATTAACAGACCACAGATTTACAGCTTGGCATGATAAAGATAATATGAGATGGATTTATGAAAGTATTCAAGGATATAAATCATTCTTTGATGGATTTGAATTAGACCAATCTAGATATGTTAATTCAGGTTTTATTGTGTTCAATGAGAAACACAGAGAGTTTTTTCAGTCATTTAAACAATTATACTATGATAACGTAGACACGTTTGTCGAATTACAAGATAAGATTGTTAATAAAGGAACTGAACAAACTCCCATGAATTATTGGTTACAGATAAATGATATTGATGTGAATTTAGAGTTACCACTATCCTATAAATTGACACATATGCATCGAAGAGATTTATTAGGATATAATTGGCAGTTGAATGAAGATACCACACCATTTTTTATTAAGTATGGATATAATTGGTGTTTTAATGGTCTACCTAAAGACCAAAGACCACAACTAATGGGACAAACTTGGGATATTGTTAAGGACAACTACGTGATTAATCCATACGATAAAATATTATCTGAGATGTTGCATAAAGATACCGCTAAATACACCACATCTAGAAAGTTCAAAAAAGATGTTTTAGAATTTTTTGGAGATGATTTCAAAGATAAAACAATTGTAGAGATAGGTGCATCTCAAGGACAATCCACTAGATTGTTAAGTCATATTTTCAAGAAAGTATACGCCGTTGAGATAGATGATTGGAATTTAGAACAGGCTAAAAATAACAATAAAGATAGAGATAATGTTGAGTTAGTTAAAATGGATTTATATCATAGTGATTGGAAAGATTATCTACCACAAAATGTTGATGTGGTTTTTATAGATGCTGGTCATGAATATCATCATGTCATTAGTGATATAGAAAACTCTTTAAAGTTATGGAAAGATGTTGTTTTTATATTTGATGATTACGGTTTACCGCCTGGTGAGGTGAAAAAAGCCATAGATGATAAATTACTTAGTGGTGAGTTGAGAGACATTAAATTTATTGGTGAGAAACCAAGTGATTTAGTATCAGCTTCTGGTACTAAATTTTTCGATATGGAAGGATGTATTTGTAATGCGTAATATAGTTTTTATGATAGATTATAAGAAAGATGGTGCCACTAAAAAGGAGTATCAGTATTCAATAGATTCTTGGAAAAGATTTTGTGATAGACATGAATGTGATTTGATAGTGATGGAAGAACCAGTTTTACCTACAGAGGAAATGCATATAATATGGCAAAGATATTATTTATTTGATATGTTGGATTCTAATGAAATAGATTATGGTCAAATTTTATTAGTTGATGCCGATACAATAGTTCATCCAACTTGTCCTGATATATTTGATTATACAGATAACAAATACTGTTTAGTTCATGATGATGCTAGTTACGATTGGATTATAAGAAGTATAGAGCATTATCAAAAGGCTATTTTTACAGAGGAGTCATTTAATTTTTGGGAGTATGGAAATAGTGGATTTCAAATTGTTAATAAGACACACAGACCATTTTTTGATGAGATGCGAAAATTTTATTTTGAATACAAAGAGACTCTACAATACATACAAAAAACTTATGGAGTGGGCACAGACCAAACACCTTTGAATTATATGTTAAAAAAACATAACATTGGTAGAAAGTTATTACCTTATGAATTTAATATGAGTTGTATGTTAAAAAAAGAAATATTGGGTGATGATATGTTACATACTAAATTAGGTCACGTATCTCATTACAATGGTTTACCAGAGAAAGAAAAATCAGTTCCTTATTGGATGGAGAAGACTTACAAATATTTATATGGTTAAAGTTTCTATAATAGGAAAAGGTAAATTTGGTTCTAAAATACATCAATGTATAAAAGACAACGTTAAGTTTGTAGAACCAAATGACGCCGATTGGATTATAATTTCTACACCTAATGATTTACACTCAGACCAAGTTGAAACTTGGTTATCAAAAAAGAAAAATGTGTTCTGTGAAAAACCATTGACACTAACAGAATCTACAGCTCGTGGTCTATTTTCACTTGCTGACTTTTTTAACGTAAAACTATATGTTGATGATGTATTTTCTTGGTATGATAATATTAAGATAGAAGATGACGTTAATTTTAAATGGTATAAATATGGTTCTTTTAATGCTAACATAATAGATAATTTAGCTTATCATCATTTTTATTTATGGACGGATACTACTGATTTTAACATTGATGATGTTATTGTAAATTATCAAGACTCAAACAAATGTTCATTTGAAATAACTTTGGATAATGGTAAGGTAGGTAAGTTTGATTATGATATTACATCAGATAATCCACAACACAGCATAGACAAACCAAACAACAATCCGCTACAAGATATGTTACTATCTGTGTTTGAAAATTCAGTAGATTTTGAAGCTAATAAAAAAAGAACGTTAAACGCTATAAAATTAAGTGAACGAGTTAAAAGGGCCCTTTTTCCAACAGTCTTAGTTGTTGGTGGTGGTATATTTGGTTGTACCTCGGCTATATCTTTATCAACTAATGGTTATAATGTAACTTTACATGAAGAATTAGATGATATAATGAAATGTGCATCTAGTATAAACCAATATAGATTACATAAAGGATATCATTATCCTCGTAGTAAAGACACTGCAAGAGAGTGTTTAAATGGCATAAAGTCCTTTAAAAGAAAATATGAAGAATCTGTGGTAAATGGTGAGATAAATCATCAATATGCCATATCACAGAGAGATTCTTTAGTTTCTGGTGAGGAGTATGTACAATTTTTAAATGATATGAATTTACCATATAATAGAGTTGATAATTTAAAAGGTACAGAACTAACAGTTGATGTAGATGAAGAATTATTTGATAGTGATAAGTTGAGAGAGATAGTTAAAAGAAGAATGGCGACATCTGGTGTTAACATTAATCTTAACAGAAAAACCATTAAGGATGATTTAAATGATTATGATTTTATTGTAATATCAACTTATTCAAAAATAAATGAGTTGTTACAATCTCCAAAACAATATCAATTTGAAGTCGTTGAAAAACCAGTTGTTAAGTTACCAGAGATTTATAAAAATAAAAGCATAGTGGTGATGGACGGTCCTTTCATGTGTTTAGATCCATTTAAAGATGGTTTACACGTTTTAGGTCACGTTAAACACGCCATACATTCCACCAACATTGGAGAGTATCCAATAGTCCCTAATAAAGATTTACTAAAGTATTTAAATAGTGGAGTGGTTGAAAATCCTAAAATTACAAAAATAAATAAATTTAAGGAGGCTGGTTCAGAATTTTTTGATGATTTTGATAAGTTAGAACATATAGGCTCCATGTTTACAATTAGAACTGTATTATCATACAGAGATTATGATGATGCAAGACCAACTTTGGTTAATAGAATTAGTGATAATATTTTTACCATATTTTCAGGTAAAATAGGAACTTGTGTTGAAGCCTCTAATCAGTTGGTTAATATAATTAAAGGTATATAATATGACATTATTTGGAGACATTAAATTAAAAAATAAGTTCGCAATTGGATGTATAGTCCAATGGTATGAGATTGAAATGGTAGAGGAATATTTACAGAGTGTAAAGAATGCTATCAAACCAATAGAGAACAAGAAAAACGTTATAGTTGATTTGTATCTCAATGTAGACCAATCATTAGAAAAGATTGACGAGAGTCAGACCACGATAGAAGAGATTGAATATAGGTTTAGTCGTATGATACATCGTGTATTTGCTGGGCCTGGTTATTATAAAGTGGTTGGTGGTAATAGGACATTGAACAGAGAGAATAAAGACATTTATACCATAGCAGATTATCGTAGAGATTTCAATGAACATTATTGTGATAAGGTTGATGTTCTGATGTGGGGTGAGAGTGATTCATTGATACCAAGACAAACATTTCAAATACTAGATAATCTACATAGTCAGGTCAAACGTCAAACTCCGAAGTATGTTAGTTTCTTCTCAACTTGTAAAATGTGGGATGACAGTTGGAAGGTCTTGGAACATCCTGAGTTTACTGATAAACCATTTTATGATTCACCAGATGATTTCAAACCAGATGAACATTGGTGGAGTCTACGATATACAATGAGTATTGACGAGATGAACTCGTTTAACGATAAGGTTGAAGAGTTAGACATACGAGTTCTGAATCAACATAAATTCAATGGATGTGGTTTAGTAATATCGTCTGAGGTAATTAAAGCTGGTGTTAATATTCCTCGCTCTGTTTTCTTTGTTCATGAGGATACATCTTTTATGATTATATTACAAAAATTATTGGGTATGATTCCACAATACGTAATCAAAAATATATTATTAATTCATAATAGAAATCATCCTAAAAAAAGAATGCATGTAAAAGGTGAAAGAGTAGATGGCACCATGAATGAAAAAAGAAGAAGTAACGATTGGTATACCAAAGCTAATGAGATGAGTGAAAAGAATTGTTATAATTTAAATAATCCTAATCATAAAGCTTTTACGTGGGATGACGTATGGAAGTAACGATATCAATAGATGATTTACATCCTGAAAAAGGATGGGGGTGTGAGGGTGATGAGTCTGTAGAATATTTACAGAAACTAAATGATGAGTTTGGTTGTAAGTTTACCTTGTTCACACCAGCTTTTTATCATAAGAAATACCCTTTATCAAAGAGTAAAGATTGGGTAGATTTTTGGTTAGATAAAAAATGGGTGGAGTTAGCTTCTCATGGTTATTATCATATGTGTGAAGATTCAAACAGGTTTGGTGAATGTGAGTTTTTTGAAATAAATTCTGTTCAACAAGCAAAAAATACTATTGAACTATGTCTTGAAGAGTGGGATAAAGTAGGTCACAAACCAGTTGGATGGAGAAATCCAGGTTGGTTAATAAATCCATCAATTAAAGATGTAGTTGACAATGAATTTGATTATGTGGCCTTACATACAGAGCATAATCATGATTTGAAATGGAAGAGTAAAATGTTGTTTGGTCACGATGGTATCAATGAAACTGATTCCATAAACATTTGGAATGAAAATACTTTTATGTTTCAATCTCACATAGCTGGTGATTGGAATGATAATTGTTGGACAGAGGAAAATTATTTGAATTTTAGAAATGTAATTGAATATTTATCTACACAATATGAATTAAGTTTTAAGACATTAAGAGAGTTATAATGAAAGTTTTAATCACAGGTGGAACTGGCACAGTAGGTCAGGCCATCATCAAACAAAATGATAATGAGTATATCAGTATCAGTAGAAACGAAGAGAATATAGCTAAACTAAAGAGGGAATATCCCGAAGTTAAATGTTACGTTGGTAATATAGAAGATGAAGGTTTATTACTTAGAGTATTCAAAGAGGTAAAACCTGATGTGGTAGTTCATGCGGCAGCTATGAAACATATTGATTTAATGGAGACAAATCCAATTGCAGGTTGTAATGTAAATGTAATGGGTAGTTTGAATGTTGTACAGGCTAGTCTTATCAATGATGTTCCTATAACTATTGGTATCAGCACAGATAAAGCTTGTATGGCTGAAAGTGTTTATGGTGCTTCAAAGTATTTAATGGAGAGAGTCTTTATGAATACTAACACAGATGAAAATAGATTTGCATTGACTAGATTTGCTAATGTGGCTCATAGTGCTGGTTCAGTATTACCATTTTGGATGAAGTTAAAAGAAGAGGGTAAACCACTTAAACTTACAGACCCGAACATGAACAGATTAATATTCACTAAAGAAGATGCTGCTAGTTTAATTAATAGAACAATAGATTTCACTAGAGAAAATGGTGGTGGTTTTGTAAAGTCGTATAAGATGAAATGTGTGAATATGTTAGATTTAGCTAAAGTTATTTCTGATGACATAGAGATAGTCGGTAAAAGACCTGGTGAGAAAACAGATGAGGATTTGATATCTGAAAGAGAAATAGCTCGTACATTTGTTTATGGTGATGATATTCATATTCGTATGGATGAAAATGAAGATGATAATAAATTAGATAGACCATATAACTCTGTTAGTGCAGAACATATGACAGAGGAAGAGATGGAGAAATTAGTTTGGGGTTAAAAGATTATAAGATAGCTTGGTTCACAGAGGGTGGATGGCAAGGTAAGGTTACTTTAGATAATCCTAATATGAGGAATGATGTATCTACTATGTATACATTAGGCTCTGAACATTATCCTATATTTCAGATACCACAAGTCTTACAACACTTTGGTGAAAACCACTTTGATTTTGGTATTGTAACTCTACCTAAAACAAATACAGAACAATTGTTGAAGTTTGATATGATGGGTGATTTAAAGAAGTTATGTAAGAAAACTATTTCAATGCAAGAAGGTCCTCATTGGTTGTTTCAAGACTATACTATGGAACAACAGATTTGGTGGTTCAATGCTCTTACAGAGTTTGATATGTTATTTGCTCATAATCTAAAAGATGTCAGATACTATAAAGGATTAACAAACAAACCTGTACATAAAATGCCAACACTAATGTTAACTGAAAGATTGGGTATCCAACCAAGAAGTGAGTGGAGTGATGCTGTAATAATCGGTGGTAATATGGTTAGGTGGTATGGTGGATTTGATTCTTATATGGTTGCTCAAGAGTTTGGTATGCCGATAGTTGCTCCATCGATGGGTAGAAAGATTGATAGAGAAGATGAGATGGATATTCAACATCTACCATATATGAGTTGGGTAGAGTGGATGAATAATTTAAGTCAGTATCATGTTGGTGTTCATTTAATGCCAACACATGCAGCTGGTACATTCGCATTGAATTGTGCATTTCATGGTATACCTTGTATTGGATATGAGGGTTTAGATACACAAGAAGAATTACATTCACACTTAACTGTTTGGGATGGTGATATGGAAACTGCTAAACAATATGCAAAGGATTTAAAAGATGATGAGGAGTTCTATGATGATTGTAGTAGGACAGCAAGAGAAAATTATCAGAACTCTTTATACAATGAGAAAAACTTTGTACCATACATAACAAGAATATTGGAGAGTTTAAAATGAAAAACAAAAAAATAATGATTATTGGTGGTACAGGTGCTTTAGGAAAAACTTTAATAAAAAGATATAATGAAGAAAACAATATATTAGTTTTTTCAAGAGACGAACACAAACAAGTTAAATTGAAAAACACCTTTGGTGAGATACAATATCAGATTGGTGATGTCAAGGATAAAGATAGTTTACTACAAGCTATAAATGAATACGAACCTAATATAGTTATAAACACAGCAGCTTTAAAACACGTTCCAATATGTGAAGAAAATCCATATGAAAGTGTAAAAACAAATATAATCGGTCATAGAAACTTGATAGTATACAATCAAGTAACCATAAAATAGAGACTTTAATTTTTATATCAACTGATAAGGCTTGTAAACCAATCAATGTATATGGTATGTGCAAAGCAATATCAGAGAGACTTTACATAGATTATGCCAATAAACAAAAAGATGTAAAAGTAGTTTTATGTAGATATGGTAATGTTTTAGAATCTACTGGCTCAGTAATACCATATTTTAAAAAATTATTAGAGAGTGGTGTTAGTTCTTTACCAATTACAGATGAACGAATGACTAGATTCACAATAACTTTGAAAGAATCGGTAGAGTTGATAGATTGGGCGTACAATCATACTGAATCTCATGGAGCCATAGTTGTACCAAAACTAAAATCAATGTTCATAACAGATTTAGCAAAAGTTCTCGCAAAAGATTATGGTCATGATGATATAGATTTAAATTTTGTAGGTATAAGACCTGGTGAAAAGCTACATGAAGAAATGGTAAGTTTGGAAGAGTCTATGAGAGCTAAAGAATATGATAAATATTTTATGATTACTGATAGTATCATAAACGAGGGAGCTTGGTCTTTTTCTTCAGATTCTACCATAATTGATGACTATGATGAGATAACAAATTTTTTAATTGAAAAGAAAGTTTTGAAATGAAAGTATTAGTTTTAGGTCATACAGGAATGTTAGGTAATGCCGTATGTAATTATTTACATGAATTAAATGATGTATCTTTTGTTATAATAAAACATAGATGGCCAACAGATTCATTTAAAAATGATGTTAAAAAGTTTGATGGTGATTATATAATAAATTGTATTGGTGCCATTCCACAAAGAACAAATAAGTTTGAGATAAATTATGAGTTACCAATATGGTTGGATGAGAATGTAGATTGTAGGGTAATTCACCCAGCAACAGATTGTGAAATGGATAGTGATGAGTATGGAAAGTCTAAGTTTAAAGCTGGAAGACACTTATCCATACATGGTACTAAAACAAAACAAATTGTGACATCTATAATAGGACATGAGATTGACACTAATTTTAGTTTGTTGGATTGGTTTTTGAATAGTGAAGGTCAAGTATTTGGGTGGAGTGAACATTATTGGAATGGTAACACCACATTAGAGTGGGCTAAACAAGCTTATACGATGATGACAGATTGGGAGAAATATGCAAAACGTACAGTTGTTTCCACTAATTGTATATCAAAATACGAATTATTAACCATAATTAAAGAGGTTTATAATAAGGATATTATCATTAATGAAGATGATAGTGTAAAAGCTAATAAGTGTCTAAATGGTCAAATAAAAACTACACCGATAAAAGAACAACTAAAAGAGTTAAAGGCTTTTTATGATAATTGATGTAAAACCAGAATTTGGTTATGAGATAGCGTGTTCGATACCATATGCATATTGGTTACATAAACGTGGAGAGTTAGAAAAAGTAATCACGTGTAAAGGGATGAAACCATTTTATTATTTCTGTGATAATGTTGAAGAGAAATATGAACAACGCTCGGTGAACAACTCAACTAATGGTGTACAAAATTTACCCAATTGTTGGATACATCATAATACTCACGTTTTTTTCAAGGACAAAACTTACGGAGATTTAACCGAAGAGGAAAAACAAAAAGTAAACGGAGTGCTCGATTACTCTAAATGGATATCACCACCAATTAAAGAAGAGTATAATGATAGCGATTTTAACTTTGGGGATAAGTCAATTATCATATCTAATAAAATATCTATGGATCATGGTCAGAAACCATTATCATTTTTCGATGTAAAAACTTTATATGAAATGTTTAATTATCTTTCGGATAAGGGATATACTATAATTTATAAAAGACCACAAATGAACGAATTTATCATAGATGAAAATGAATTAAGAACTGTTATGAACAAATACACGATATCAGCCGATGTTGATGGTCTAGGAGTAATTAATGATTTTCAGTTAACTAAATATTATGATAATGTTTTATTATTAGATGACATTGTAAAAAATAATGATAAGTACACCTATAACGAGGTACAACTCAGAGTTTTTTCAAATGTGGACAATTTTATCTCTATAGCGGGTGGTAATAGTATTTTTTGTAGTTTATTTGGTGGAAAACAAGTCACTTACGTGACAACAAGTAATGAACTTAGACCAGGTTATTATGATGGTGATAGTTACACCAAAAGATTGGGGGGAGCAAAAATATATCCTGTTATCGATCCTGAGACGATTATTAATGAGAGAGGGTATAATGATTATGAATCTTTATTATCTAAGGTAAGGGAGATATTTTGAAGCGTTTAATTATTGCACCTCACGCTGATGATGATGTTCTAGGTTGTGGTGGAATATTAGACCATACATGCCATGTGGTTTATTGTGGTCTAGATGAGAGTGGTATTGATAATAGACCAGAGATGGATGAAAGAATTTCTGAGATAAATAAAGTTCAGAGTATTACTAATCACACATTTGAAGTTCTTGATAATTTGGTTAACAGATATGAAGAGTATAAATTAATAAGTCAAATTGAAAATATAATTAATCATCATAAACCAAATGAAGTCTATGTCTGTCACCCATCATATAATCAAGACCATAAATCAGTTTATAATGCCACCATGATTTCATTAAGACCACATGATACAAATTATTTTGTACCTAAAGTTTTTTTATATGAACAACCCCAAGTTTACTTTTGGAACACCACAGACCGAGATTTCAACGCCAATTACTTTGTCGAGATAGATATTGATAAAAAAATTAAAGTTTATGAAACTATGAAATCACAAGTTAGAAGTTTTAGAAGTTTTGAACATCTAAGGTCTAATGCAAAAATCAGAGGTGGTCAAAGTAATTGTGAATATGCTGAGGCTTTCGAAATAATTAGGTGGGTAAATGGATAATATTTTAATATGTGGTTATAGAGATTGGTCTTTCAAACTATTTTTAGATGTAAAAGAAACCATTATAGATTATTTCTGTGTTTATGTCGATGATAAAGAATTATTAGATGAAATGATTGATAAGTACAATCCAAAATATATTTTCTTTATTGGTTGGAGTTGGATTGTAAAACAAAGTATAGTTGATGACTATAAATGTATTTGTCTTCATCCATCCCCATTACCAAAGTATAGAGGCGGTTCTCCAATCCAACATCAAATAATAAATGGAGAGAGGGATAGTGCAGTTTCATTATTTTTGATGGATGATGGTATAGATACAGGAGACATTCTGTTTCAGAAAAAATTTTCACTTAATGGAAATTTAAATGATATTTACAATAGAATAATAGACATAGGTGGTGATGGTGTTATAAAAATTTTAGAGGAAGGTTTTAATCAAGTCAAACAAAATGACAATGAATCAACTTATTTTAAAAGACGAACACCGAGTATGAGTGAGATTAATACAGAAGATTTCAATCATTACACAGCCGAAGAATTACATGACAAAATTAGGGCGTTACAATCACCATATCCAAATGCATACATTAAATGTAAAGATGGTACAAAGTTATTTTTATTAGAGTCAAAAGTAGGGAAAAAACATGAAAACAATTAGTTTTATACAACCAAGTAGAAACAATCTAAAATACTTAAAGTGGTCTTACAATAGTATTCGTAAGAACTTGGGATACAGGCACGAGATATGTATGGCCGATGACGCTTCAGATGATGGAACGTGGATGTGGATGAATAAGATTGCAGATAAAGATAAAAATGTAAAGATACATAGAAACAATGGGTATAAGAGATTAGGACACACGATACTTTACGATACACTTATCAACGACTACGCAACTAATGATATCGTTATGATATATCATGCAGATATGTATGCTTGTCCTAAGATGGATGTGGAAGTTTTAAAACATTTGGAGAGAGGTAAGGTTGTATCTGCGACAAGAATAGAACCACCACTACATCCAGATGGGCCAGAGAAGGTACTAAAAGACTTCGGTATAGAACCTGAAGAGTTTGATGAGTTAGGATTGATAGAATTTTTAGATATAGGAATTGATTACACCAAAAAACCGACTGAAGGGATATTCGCACCTTGGGCTATATACAAAGATGACTTTCAAGCGATAGGTGGACATGACCCGTTGTACGCTCCACAATCAAAAGAGGACTCTGATATCTTCAATAGGTTTCAATTAGCTGGGTATGAGACAATACAGACTTGGAGAGGGTTTGTATATCACATGACTTGTAGGGGTAGTAGATTTAAAGACGGTGCGATGAGGAATCCAGCAGGTCAAGTCTTCATGAAGGGTAGAGAATCCTCAGAGTGGTTGGCTCAAAATCTTAGGTCAACTCGTAACTTCATTCGTAAGTGGGGACATATGGTAAAACATGATGAGTATCTAAAACCGATAGTGCCACCAAAATATAAAGTGTATTTCAAAGCTTACAATTGTAATCTAAATTTACTTAGAGAGTTAGAACCTTGGTGTGATAAGATATTCTTAGACTATGGTTCAGTAGGTAAATATTCAGCTCAATATCGAAAAGAAGAGCAACCTGACACTCAGTTTAATTTAGATGAAAAGATATTCATGTATGGTAATAGTGAAATTACAGACCAAGATGCTATAGTGGTAGAGTTTGATTGTGATAAACTCACACCAGATAACTTCCAAATATTAGTAAACTTATCAGAAATAGTTCAAGAAAGCGGTGAACTCGGTGTTATGGAGTTAGAGATATTTAAATTTCATATAAATTCACTAGAAACATATGAAAAGGAGTTAATAAATGTCGTATAAAGATTTTATAACAGAGGTTGATAATTTTCCAATAGATGGTGTTAGTTTTAAAGATATATCACCACTATTATCAGATGAAAAGGTATTTAAAAATGTTATACGAGATATGGGTGAGAGAGTAAGAATACCAGATTATTGGGTTGGTATAGATGCTCGTGGATTTATATTTGCATCTGCACTATCCATATATTATGGTGGTGGAGTTGTAATGTGTAGGAAAGAAGGTAAATTACCACCACCTACACGCACTTACGGTTATAATACAGAATACAGTAAAGACGTTTTAGAGTTAAAAGAAGGAAGTGGTGAGGTTGTTATAGTTGATGATGTGTTAGCAACGGGTGGAACTATACAAATAGTCAATAAGTTAGCAGAAAATGCTGGTTACGATGTGGTTGGTAATATAGTTTTAATAGATTTAAAGTATGTACCACGAGTGGAAAACTTTGATTTAAACGTGAGGAGTGTCGTACAATATGAGTAGCTATGGTGATATCCAAAAGAAAACATTAATAGTTTGTGCTCTTCCTATAGAAACACAAGGTCAACTAGAAGATTATGACGTATTATATACTGGTGTTGGTAAAGTAAATGCTACATTCGCACTTACACAAAAGTTTGGTAAACTTGGTAGTTATATTCCATATGATTTGGTTATTAACTATGGGACTGCTGGTTCACAGAGTTGGAAATATAAAAAAGGAGACTTAGTGGATTGCACACGATTTGTTCAGAGAGATATGGATGTTACCGGTCTTGGTTTCAAATTAGGTCAAACACCATTTGAAGAAGATGTTCCAATCATATTACAAAGTGAATTAGAGTCATGTAAGTTCAATATATTAAAATATGGTAAAAATGCTTTATGTGGTAGTGGTGATTCTTTTGTGGATGGTGACGAACAATTTGGAAACATAGTTGATATGGAAGCTTACGCTTTGGCTAAAGTATGTTATAGATATAATGTTCCATTTATATCATTCAAATATATTACAGATGATGCTGACGGAGATGCTGGTAGTGATTGGGAAGAGAATGTAGGAAAAGGTATTGTAAAATTTAAAGAAAAAATATTAAGTTTGGTGTAATGACGTACTATTTATTATTGAAAGGTGATACTGAAAAGGATGTAATGTTTGAAACAAATGTTTTAGGAGAAGAAAGTTTTGGAGTGTTTTATCCGTCAATTGGTTTTAACATTATGAGTAAGATAATCAATGATAGACCTGAATTACTTGAGGACATTAAAATTCTTGATGACCATAAGACGTCACATACTATTACAGAATTTTTAGACAAGCTGGAAAAATGGAGAATAAAAAAGGCTTGACTTGTATTACTTTTTTTCGTAACTTTAACTGTGACATTGGGAGGACTTTATGAAGATTAGAGATTGGGAAGATTATGATTCACTAGAAGAGGAACTCGCTATAAGGGAGTCTCGTAGTAAAACTTACAATAAAAAAAAGAAAAAAGGTTATGAAAAGAATGAGGAAAAGAAACGTAATAAAAAAACTGGTAAATTATGGTCTAATAACCCTAGTAGGGTTTAATTTATTTGTTGGGTGCGTAAAGTTAGTACCCGACTATAGTGAAGATTACACAATAGATTTTCAAATAAATTTACCATTAGATAATAATGGTTATTACCATTTGACTTTAGATAGAACAGAGTGGCAAACTTTACATAGAGTTTCAGGCGTCGTGACTGATGGATATGATAATTTTGTGGAAGGATTTTGGGTTGAGTGGGAATCTGATTTATATTGGTATCTAGGTGATAATAGTTGTTATGTTGTTCATTATGGGTATACAGACCAATGGGTAAAGGTAGCTTTTGACACGACATATATTGTACCTTTTAGTGGTCTAGAAGTACCAACATCAAATACTATTAGTTATAGTAATTATTATGGACAAATTAACAATATGATAGCACCAGTGCTTAGTATGGTCGGTGATACATTAACACTTAAATCTGAATGGTTTGATGGTAAAAGGACTTTTAATATTGTACTAGATTAAGGAGAAATATACTATGGCTTTATATGTATTATTGAACAGCTTTGATGAGGTAGTTGATGAGATAGATTCAATTACACCTGGTGGGGCTGAATATTATTTTATGAAACGAAAACAGATGTCAGACACAGAATCATTTTATAAGGTATGGAAAATAAAAACTAAAAAAGAACATAAATTAAATCAAGAAGCATTTAAAAGAAAACCATCAAGTGAGTGGTGGAATGGAGAAGAGGATTATTTAGACATAGATAAACCATAGGGGAAAAATAGTGGACCTTTTATCGTGGGTAAAAGGGTTATTAAAGAGAGAGAAGAAAGTTACTTACACGCCATTAAGACAAAAAATAAAACAGTATAATAAAAAAGAACATGAGGAACATTTAAAACTCGTAAGAAAACGAGCTAGTATAGAAAAGGATTATTGGAAATATTTTAGATGAAAACAGAACGTATACCAGAATTAGAAGACTTGATGGTCGAGATGACCGAAGAAGCCATTAGTGTTAGATTAGATTATGAGACTAGTGGTAGTAATATGGATAGTGGTAGTATTGTGGCAATACACCACAACAGTCCACTATTAGATAATGAAAAAGAGCCGTTAACGGATATAGCGGTCAATATAAAGAGGAAAGAAAATGAGTAGTGAATTAATATTTATCATAGGTTTCTCAATAGGTGCTTTAATTGGAGTAGTCTCAATATCATTATTTGTATCAGTTAGGATAACAGACTTACAGGCTGAAATAAGAGATTTGAGGGTACAGAGGGAGTTATTAAAAGTAGAGTTAGAAAAACCTCGTGGTAAACCTAAACCAAGAAAAAAAAGATATAGGACACAACCTGTAAGGAAATAGTATGTCAGACTTATCAGATTTACACGAACACGAAAATAGACCAAAGAAGAAGAATCCGTTTAGGTCAAAACCAATACCAAAGAGTAGAATAAAGTGGGCAATAGAGTCTACACTATCTATCAGAGCCGCCGCAAAATATCTTGGTGTGGCTTATAATACATTTAAAAAATATGCTAAGATGTATGATTTATTTGACCAAAACAAGAATCAGTCTGGTGTTGGTATTACTACTAAAGGTAATACAGGATGGGGTATAAAGATACAAGACCTATTTGCAGGTAAACATCCTAACTACCCACATTGGAAGATACAAGAGAGGATCGTAAGAGACGGTTATATAGCTCAAGAATGTAGTAATTGTGATTATGATGATTACAGAGAGGCTGATATGAGAGGACCTTATATAATTAATTTCTTAGATGGAGACTCTACAAACCATTCATTAGATAACATCGCGTTATTATGTTATAATTGTTTCTTTATAATGAAACCAACAGGTCGTATGTTAAACACACCTAAGAATACTAATCAAATTCGTAAAAAATTAGAACAAGTATGGGAAGAAAACGATGACGAATAACTATTTATATGTAACCAAACTAGGAGACACACAATGTGTACTTGCGAAGAGTGTTTATGTAAACAATGTAATAGTTGTGGATGTTGTTGCGGATAGTATATTATGAATCAACAAGATAGAAAAGAATTTGAAATAGTTCATCTCAAGATAGATGACATGAGACAAGATATAGTCGAACTTAGAAAAGAGATGGATATCGCACATAAGAAGAACGATGAGTCTCTTAGTTTTATAAAAGAAAATTTATTTAACCCTCACGAAGGCTTGTGGGCGGAAACGAAGCAAAATTCTCAGTTTAGAGAAGATAGCAAAAAATGGAGGTTTCCAATAGGAGTAGGTTTTATTTCATTGGTTATTAAAAACATTTGGGATTCAATCACAAGTTAAAAACGAAATATAGAGGGTTTACGAAAATTTTTTTAACAAGAGGTAATCGTCTCTTCGTTAGTTAGATATGTTGGAATCCTCCGAAATCCTAACGGATTCCGAAGGTTGAAAGCCCGAAACTCTCAATCCAATCCCACGATATGACGACCACCTCACAGCGGAGAAGTCATATGAGACTAAACACATACCTTAAAAAACTACCCAAATGGAGTGAAATTCAAGAAAGTTTATTTCGGTCACACTTAATATTAGACATTCAATTAGATAACATAGAGCATGAATATTTTCTTAATAGAGAAAAGCGATGAAGGGATTTATTTTAATTGGTCTATGGATGATAATGTCGTGTGGTACATATACAATAAAGAGTACATACGAACCAAAGATATATACACCAATAGTTGATAGTAGTGGAGAAGAACACAATTATAAAACCAATGAGTCATTACAATTAAATAATGATTACGCCCTATATTGTATGAAACATCATCGGTGGGAAGTAATCTCAGTTCGTTATACTCCTACATATATGTCTAAATTAAGAAGAGAAGAATACGTGGTTCGTAGTCATTCTAAAAATAGCTAATATTTATTATTGTTAACAATCAAATCAAGAGGAGATAAAAATGAAATCGATTAAATATATCCTTGTTCTTTTAATTCTTTCATCATCAGTCTATTCAAGATGTTTACTATGTTCAGTTCCCCCAATCAATGAGTGGAATATACATATGGCGTCTAATGAATACAATGATGAGATAAAGAAGAAAAAGAAAAAAGGAAAGAAACTCAAAGGTAAAGCCGGTAAAGGTAAAAAAGGTTCTGCTTGGGGTAAATGGAAGTCCAAGTGGAAAAAGAAGAAAGCAGGTTAGGCTATGGATAATGTATTTACAAGATTCGTAGGGTGGACAATAGATAAAGGTGCACTAGACCATTGGACAGCATACCATATAGCAGCTGGATTATTTATTGCTAAGGTAGCTCAATGGTTAGGTTCTTCTGATTTATGGGCTGTTCTTTGGGTTCTGATAATAGGTATCCTATGGGAAATATTCGAGTATTTCGTAGAAGGTACTGAAGAAACATATGGTACTGTATCTAAGTGGGCATGGAATACGGCTTCTGATATAGTAGTAGAAGTTGGAGCGGCTTGGTGGATGGTTTTACCAGCTGGTTCTTTAATTGGATAATAATCTGATAATTGATGTCCCCCAAATACATGGAAATATAAATTGGCCTGGTCTGATATTGTTTATTATTATACTTGGAATAGGAGTATATGTGGTATGGAGAGAGAAACAATGACCGAGTTTGTGATATATTTTTTAGCTTTTATATGTATTTTGGGATGGATATCTCACTTTCATCCTTACAATAGATGATATACTAAATAAAAAAGTAGTCCCCACGATGGGGAATAATGTAACAGACACTATTTGATACTGTATTCCCCATTCCCCCCTCATTAACCACTATTACCCACCTTTTGATATATATTCACCCGGAGCATTCCAAAAAATACTATATTTCAATCTTAATTTTATATAGTCCGTGTCTGCCGCACGATTTTTTTTTCCGCCTGACCTTTTGACATATTGAGTACCCAATCCTAACGACATTTTGTCATATTGTGGGGGATAGAGCTCTTATTTTTATTGCTTAACCTACCGAATAGACCGAATTACCTAAATTATTTTCCAAAAATAAAATTAATAGCTTGACTCGTATAGGCTTTTTGTGTTATATTTAGTATATTCGGAGGAACGCTCTTTTTGGTCGTGTCGAATATACATTTCTTGAATTTACGAATAAAAGTATATACGAGTCAAGCTAAAAATTAATTTAAGAAAAGGCTTGACTTGTATAGGTCGGTGGTGTTATATTTAGGTATGATTAAAGGGAATATATAAATGATATGAATTAGGGCTCGTCTATTGTCATAGATACGAATAGGGAAGAGCATAGACCTATTCTAATTTAATTGAAAATAAAGCTTGACTTGTATAGGTTAGGCGTGTTATATTAAGGGGTATTAAAAAGGAGTAAAATATGTTAAAGAGTATATTGTATGAACTAGGAACTATATTGATGCTTTTCGGAGCTATCACATTTTGGTTATATGCTTTTTTGATGTGGGTTAGCTAAATAATTTTTTGCTATGCTAAAACACGATATAGATAAGATAGATTATATACTGATGCGTCATATATGTACAGATATAATAAACGGCACGCTACTCACACAAACCAACAACGAGGAGCTCCATATGATATTGGAGTGTATGTATGACGATATGTCATCATATGAAGCGATGGGGGTTACGCTAGGAAAAGCTTAATAATATGACATTTTGACAAGGGGGTGGGGCATTAAGTCGTGAATGCGGAAGTCTGTCGTTTTGTCACAGGCGTCGGACTCGTTTATATATCGAGGTCAAATTTTACACCTATAGGATTTAATAAAGTGAGGTATCACAAGTGACAGACAAACAGTACAGACAACACTTAAATAAGCTAGACAAGCTAAAAAAAATTCAGCTATCCATGATTAAGTGGTTAGAGGGTAAAGGTATAGATAAGACTAAGGAACATAATGATACTTGGCAAAAGCGTTTATCCTATGTGCTTAGTTGTGAGAAAAAAGATTTAGATAAGGATGATATTAAGATGTTAAATAATATATGGAGAGAATATGGAAGATAAGTTACAAGAACTATTAACTATTACTATGGAAGAGTGTGGAGAACTTATACAAGCTTGTTCTAAAGCTATACGTTGTAATGACTACTATGATAATGATAAATTAATAGAAGAACTAGGTGATGTTAACTATATGATTGAGTTAATACATCAGTATGATTTAATATCATTAAAAGATTTAGTTGACCGAGCTAAGATAAAGAAAGATAAACTCAAAAAGTGGAGTAGTCTAATTGAAGATTAAAGATATAGAGAAGAGACTAAAACTATTGGTTAAGTTATGTCACGAAACTGAACCTACCTTAGATGATATAAAACAGATGAGGGAAAATTCAGAAACACTTACTGGAGCTGTAGATGAGTTATTTACAGAGGATATGTTAAAGGCTAGGGATTTATATAAAAAAGCACGTGACGGAGATATTGGTGGTAATTGGGAAGCCACCGATTTAATGAGAAGAGCTAATACTATATGGAAACAACGTAACCACATTAAGAAGGTTGGTTGGAAAGAGTTCTATAGTCTAGAAGGACAAGTAATAGAATTACTCAGACAGAATCAGAAGATTGCCGCTATTAAGTTATACAGACAAGTTAGAATAGATTCTGGTAAAGAATGTGGTCTGAAAGAAGCCAAGGAACATATAGACAAATTAGCAGATAAATTAATTACTAAATAACAATATTTATAAGTATGATAAAGAACAGTCAACATGAAGATATTATCACCTATATCCTTATTGGAGTAGGAATAGGTGTGCCTATCGGTTTTGTTTTGAAGGTCTTTTTGGATACTTATGCATTGATTGAAAGGTTACCACTATGAAAACATTAATCAAAAAATTCTTAAAATACTTCCTTATATCGTTTGCCGTACTCTCTATGGTTCGTTCCCAAACTTACCAAGTCGGAGACTTCGTAGAAGATTTTTCTTCTCCTATATGTGCAAACGGAAACGACTACTGGTCTTACGAATCTAATGGTCGTAACAAAGTTATATGGATTAATCTATTCACATCTTGGTGACCATCTTGTACACAGGAGGCTCCTGTTTCAGAATACATATATCAGAATTATATAAACGAACCTGTAGTTGTGTTGGGGATTGGTCACGATTGGAATCAACCATATAGTTGTGAGAGTTGGGCTACAACATTCGGTTTAACATATCCTGTTATAGATGATGTTACTAATATCTATGGTTTGTTTGGAACTGGTTATATACCACACAATATTGTAATTGGTGGGGATGGTCAAGTTCTTTACTCAGACTCAGGATTTAATGAATCATCTATTATTTACTTTATCAATCAAGCATTAGATAATCTAGACCAAGACTACGATAATGATGGTATAAACGATAACTTAGATAATTGTATAGAAAATTATAATCCAGCTCAGTTAGATGACGATTACGATGGTATAGGTAATGTATGTGACCAATGTGATAACAATGTGTTTATTAGAGCTGATTTGAATGGGGATAGTTATCAAGATATAGTTGATGTATTAATACTGATTGATGTTATATTAGGGTATGACGAAAACTCTTGTTCTGTAGAAGCTGGTGATATTAACGATGATGGTATTGTCAATGTATTGGATGTGATAATCTATTTACAAGATATACTGAATGGTACTACGACACAAGCTATGAATCATCTACAATCAATATTAACAACAGAAGAGTTTAAGATACTAACCGAAGAGTTTTATTATGTAGGAGATAAGTTTCTGTTTGCATGGCCTAATCCATCCAACGAGTATATGAACATAGCTGGTAATGGTATTGTTAACATCTATGATATGATGGGTAGAGAAATAAATCAGATATATGTAGATGGTACATACAGATGGAACACAAGTAATCTACCTACAGGTATCTACTATATAGCAAACGGATTTGAAAGGATACAGGTAACATTAGTAAAATGAACAAATACGACAAATACAAAAAAACAAAATGGACTAAACAAGATGAATTTTACGCATACTTCAAAATGGCAATGATAATATTAGCTGGATACTTATACTTTCATTTTATAATAATGGGTTGGTAAATATTTTTTAATCTATTATTTTTCGTTATATTTATATAAAAGGAAACATACCATGAATAAAGAAAATACAAATATAGATATGATTATAGTTGACTTAATTATGGATCATTTTAATATCCAAACTATGGAAGGTAAAAAACAATATTTATCTTCAAGAGATTTTGATAATATATGTGAAATAGCAGAATCTATATATTTAAAGAAAGTAGTAATACAGGAGAAACCAGCTTTAGCATGAAAGAATTAGTTGCACAAAGAGTACCACCAGGAGATAGGTGGGTACTAGAAGAAGAAGAGAGTGATGTTATTTATGGCAGTCTTACAGATTGTTTAAATCAAATATTTATGATACATCAAGCTACACAGTTTTTTATAGACGCAAAAAAAGGTGAGGTCTATATTGAGGATGGTGTAGAGAAACCACAACCAGTTAAGAAATATTCGTTATATGGAGAAGAGATATAATGGTACAAAAAATTATAGTAAGTTATTCAACAGAAACAACAACACAATTATATAATTATTATTATTGGAGTAGATAATGAAAACAATAAAATATTTTACGGCTACTTGGTGTGGGCCTTGTCAAAGGTTTAAACCAATTATGCAAGAAGTAGCTAATGAAGGTCATTCAGTTCAGTTCATAGATATAGATTCTGAGAGGGATACTGCACAACAATATAATGTTCGTTCAGTACCAACAGTTGTTATTGAGGAAAATGGTTCTGAAGTAAACAGACTTATAGGAGCAACGACTAAACAAATAGTTTTAGAAAACCTTTCCTAGTGAATAAATTAATAATGGCCTTAGTGATATCCTTTATAGGACATATCATAGCTTGGTATCACATGCAAGGTCAGTTCAAATACGAATGGGCAAAAAGTCTTTGGTGGGTAGTGATTGGTGGTATACCAATTAGTATTTGTTTTTTCTATGGTACTAGATGGTATTATGAATACTTTAACAATTATTGGTATGTAAGACCGATAGGATTTGGTATGGCAACATTAGTGTTCGGAATCATGACTTGGTTAGTACTAGGAGAAACTCCTGATATGAGAACTTGGATATCAATAATATTATCTGTTATTATCATTATAATGCAATTATCACACTTGGTTGTTAAATAATGAAAGATGATATAACATATAATCATGCTGATAATAATGTATTTGTTAGAACTAACGGTGACTTAATATACGTTATATGTAATAAAGAAAACCAACAGAAAAAAGTTATAGAAAAAATGTGTACAGACGATTGTGTACTAGAGGATTATGAACAATGGGATGAAGGTGAAGATACCAAATGGATATTAACATTTAGAGTATTAGATGAGTTTGAAAGAAAAATGGAGTATAATTGATGGCTAGAAAATACAAATCACAGTTGGGTGCAATACCTAAGATAGTAAATAACTTTAATCCAAAGACCAGTAACCAAAATATATTCTATAATATAATAGGAGATGTAGATACACAATTGATATTATGTCACGGAATAGCTGGTACTGGTAAAACTTACGTATCTATCTACAAAGCACTACAAGATGTATTACGAAGAGGAACACCATATAATAAATTAATTATTATTAATCCTACCGTTGATGTAGGTAACGAAGATAAGTTAGGTTTTCTACCTGGTGAGTTATCAGCTAAGATACAACAATATAACGAATCAACCTTTACCATCTTAGATAAGATTATTGGTAAGGATAAAGCTAGTAAGATGATAAACGATGGTAAGTTAGAGATTGGTGTATTGAACTTCTTACGTGGTGTTAACCTAGAAAACTGTTACGTTATTCTAGATGAAGCACAGAATGTATCACCAATGCAAATCAAGACTCTTATGACTAGGATATCAGAAGATTGTAAAATGATTATACAAGGTGATATGTCACAATGTGATAAGTTTAAAGCTAACGGTGTTACTGCTTATGAGAAGAGTGGATTCTATGATGCTTGGTTTAGATTAAAAGACGTGGAAGGTGTTAATCATATGGCCTTCAATAGAGAGGATTGTATCAGACATCCTCTTGTAAAACGTATACTTAAAACATATGAAGATGAACACGAGATACAGTTATGAGAATTATATTAGCACAAAGACATTTATTTAATGAATGCAAACCTATGATACAAATTGGTGTAGGAGAAGATTGGGGAAGTTCTGATGAGTGGGTTCAATGGGATGAGTGTGATTTAAGTGACTGCCCACCATATAGAGAAAAGGGTAGTATGACATCACATGGTAAGTTTCCAAAATATGATTATGAGGAGTTACCAAAGACATTTAAAGATACAGATGGTAATGAACATAACGTTGATGATATAATATCTATAAGATAGGAGAACTAACTATGTACCACGAAGACAGTAAATCATTTCTTTTATTTGGTAAACAGATGAATCAGATAATAGCTATGTTACAAATGATAAGTGATAGGAATCCAGATATACAGAAACTAAATGAGTTTATTCAGTATTTAAAGGATATGGTGCCTTATGATGATATGTTAAATAGTTTCATGTTTGGTGACCAAGAGACTATGCCAGATGAACAGAGAACTGTAGGTCGTAAAGATGTTATGACTTTAGATGAAATGATGGACGACTTACAACTAAAATTTATGGATAAAAGAAACGGAAAAAAAGACTAAAAAGTGCTTGACTCATATTATATTTCTTTCGTACATTTCAAGGTAATATGGAGTTAAAAATGAATAAGAAAACAGTTATATTTGACCTCGATGGAACTCTCGCTGACATTGATATCAGAAGGGACAAATCTCTTAAACCAAATGGTAAACTTAATTGGGATATATTTGCTGCTCCTGATTCTATTATGAATTGGGATAAACCAAATCTTCCTGTAATTAAGATGGCTCAGTTGTTTAAAGCTGATGGATTTAAGATTGTTATCTTTAGTGGTAGGAACGATAGGAGTTTTGTTGCTACTAAACATTGGTTAACAAAGTTTAATGTTCCATTCGACCTCTTAGTAATGAGGCCCGATAAGTTCAAGGACAACTCATGGCCAATTGCTGATGGAAATCCAGCTACACCTGATATGAGGTTTATGCCAGATGAAATCCTCAAGAAAAAGATGCTTGATACTTTCGTAGATATCAACGATGTCTTTCTTGTTGTTGACGATAGGGATAAGGTTGTGAAGATGTGGAGAGATTTAGGACTCAATACATTCCAAGTTGCACCAGGTGATTTTTAGTGTGGAACAAAATTAAACAACTGTACTTCCTTTGGTGGTACGGTAGACATTTAAAGAAAAGAATAAAGAAAAACGATTTTGGAAGGAGACCAGAATATTAATGAATATAGGTTATGCTTGCATTAACATGCAACTTTCTTACCCACAAAAATATGGTGGTAAAGAGAAAGGTGTAAAACCAATTACTACAGGTCGTAGTATGATTAAACGAACATTTGAATCTAAAGGAGTAGATTATGCTAGTGAGATTACATTAGCTAACGCTATGGACTTAGATAAGATTATTGATTGGAACATACTCAATGGTTACAATTTTTTTCGTATCACATCAGGTCTAGCACCTTGGAAGTCAGAGTATGAATGGACAGACTTAAAAGATTTGAAACAGATACAGATGTATCTACATTCTGCTGGTTTAAAAGCTAAAACACATAAGATTAGGATTACATCACATCCCGGTCCTTTCAATGTTCTAACTTCACCACATGAACACGTTGTTGATAATTGTGTGGTCGACTTAACAATGCACGGTGATGTGTTTGATATGTTAGGACAGAGTAGGACACATTACAAC